GATCCAGTGCTGGAAAGAAGGTTGGTGGGACTATAACCTCGACCACGCTTGCAGCGAATACGGAGGCTGCGCTCTCCAGACTGTCTGCAAGTCCTCCGATCCCGAAGCCTGGCTCTCGACTTATTTCACTCAGCGTGTTTGGGATCCACTCGCCCGCGAGGAAGTTTCCGTCGAACAATACAACGCCAAGCTCGATGCTATGTTCAATGGCTGAAACCTTTACCCGTATTACCAGTCTCCCGGCAAATCGCTTCGGCCCTGCCTGCCGGGAGACTGATTCCCCCCAAACCCAAAACCTCTGCGGAACCTCATCCAAATGGCTTTGCGTCTATTGTGGAGAACCTTATGCTGAAGTCCGTAGTTTTGTTTCTGGCCGCTTGCAGCCTTTTCATTTTTACTCAGGTTGCTGTTCAGACTGCCCCGGTCATAGGTACAGTCCGCCCGGAGGCATGTTTCGCTACGGGGCCCAGGATTTTTCTCGACCAGAAGCCATCCTACGCAGGGAGTTGGAAGTTGAATTAAGTTTCCTCTCTCATCCAGACCATCCACATAATAAGGAATATTCTTAATGTCCATCGAACTTAAACCGCCATTCTCACTCCCTGGTGTGAATGTGCTTCTCATGGGGCCCAGCGGCACCGGCAAGACCCACTCCATCGGCACTCTTGTCGATCTCGGGATCGAAGTTTTTTATCTCGCTCTTGAGTCTGGCATGGAGTCTCTTCTTGGCTACTGGACCGATCGCGGACTTGAAGTTCCCTCTAACCTCCACTGGCATAAGCTCTCCGCGCCCACTGCCACCTTCTCCGACATGATTCAGAACGCCAAGAACATCAACATGCTTAATCTCGACGCTCTGGCCAAAATGACCGATCCCAACAAATCCAAGCATAATCAATTCATTGCCCTTCTTGAAGCCCTTAACAACTTCCCCGACGACCGTACAGGAGAGAAATATGGACCAGTCAATACTTGGGATCAGTCACGAGTTCTGGTCGCTGACGGTGCTACTGGCATTTCACAGTGCGCTATGGCTCTCGTCGTCGGAGGCAAAGCCGTTCGGAACCAGTCCGACTGGGGTATTGCTCAGGATCAAGTTGAGAAGCTGGTGCGCATGTTATGCGACAATTGTGCTTGCCATTTTGTCCTTCTAGCCCACGTGGAGCGGGAAACTGATGCAGTCCTCGGCGGGGTTAAGCTCATGATCTCGACCCTCGGCAAAGCCCTTGCTCCGAAGTTCCCAGCCATGTTCTCTGACGTGATCCTCACTGAACGATCTGGTGATAAGTGGACTTGGAACACAGCCTCCGCAATGGCTGATGTCAAGACCCGAAACCTTCCAATCAAATCCGACAATTCGCCGGATTTCAAGCTGGTCTTTGATAAATGGATCAGCCGCAACGCAGCACAGTAAAGGAGAAAGTGCAATGACTGATTTAAGACACCCAGCACCTACCGAGTTCAGCGAAGAGCAGTTGGCAACTGATCCCATCCTTCGCTATTTCCACTACTCACACCTTCCTCCTGTTCTTCAGGCCTCTTCAAAGCCTTTCTGCGATTTGGCTCGTCATATTGTGGAAACTCTTCCGCGAAATGCCGAACGCACGGTCGCTTTGCGAAAGCTTCTGGAAGCCAAGGATGCTGGCATCCGGGCCAACGTAACCTAATAACAAGGTGCAGGGGCCTCCTTGTTATCTTTGCCAAAGCCCCATATTTACTAAAACCTCAAACTTGAAAGTGAATTATCTATGTCATTCGATCCAAACACCTTTCTCAACGCAACCTTCACCGAAGAAAACGACACCAAGGTCATTCCCGTCCCTGCTGGGGAATATCTAGCCCTTGCCGAAAAGGTCGATGTCAAGTCTTGGTCCTCCAAGGACGGCTCTTCCTCGGGCATTAAGCTTGAAATCCTCTGGGATATCCAGGACGATAACGTCAAAGCCCTTCTCGGCCGCGATACTGTCAAATGTGCTCAGCAGCAGATGCTCGATCTCACCGACACCGGCGCGCTTGATATGGGCAAGGGCAAGAATGTCGGCCTCGGCCGTATTCGTGAAGCCCTCGGTCTTAACAAGCCCGGCGAGCCTTTCTCCTTTGGCATGATCCAGGGCCGTATGGCCAAGGTTGTTGTCTCTCACCGTACTGCTGGTGAGGACATCTATGCCGAGATTAAGAAAATCGCCACAGCGGGCTGATCTATAGACTAGGAACTTAACCTAGTCACCTCTCAAGGCCGGGCACCGTGATCACAAACTTGCCCGGCCTATTTTTAAGGAGATCTCAAATGCTTGCTCAATCTACTCTCGAATTAGCTTCCTTTGCCATCAACACCCTCTGCGATCAGATCTACCATGCCAACGTCAAAGCTGGCTGGTACTCCGACCCTCGCACAGGTCGCAAGGTTAACCGCAACGTCATGGAAATGCTGATGCTCATTACTACAGAGGTTTCCGAAGGTGCTGAAGGTTGGCGGAAAGACCTCGACGATACACATCTCCCGCAGCATAAAATGCTAACCGTCGAAATGGCGGACAGTCTCATTCGCATTTTCGACCTCATGGGCTATATTCGCAATAACCCTGAGAAGTTCCCTGAATACACAGGGCTTGACCTCGGTCGAGCGTTTGCTGAAAAGATCCTCTACAACAGCAGCCGCGCCGATCACAAGCTCTCCAACCGCGCCGAAGCTGGCGGAAAGAAGTGCTAACATGACCCACACCCTCCTTCGCTCTGATCTCATCATCCTTCCTAACCGCCAGCGTCGAGACTTCGAACCTGAAGCCTTAACCGACCTCGCAAATTCGATTTCCAGCCTAGGCCTTCTTCACCCGATAGTGGTCCGAGAAACCCCCGATGGCCTCGTTCTCGTGGCCGGGGAGCGACGATTGCGGGCATTGGAGACTTTATGGCTCCTCGGTGACGGGTGCCGCCATAACGGCCAATTCTATGGCCTAAACGAAATCCCCTACGTCACCTTGGGCGAACTAGACCCCATTGCCGCAGAAGAGGCCGAACTTGATGAAAACCTTAAACGCCAAGATCTATCATGGCAGGAGCGTTCCGAAGCCATCGCACGTTTGCATAAGCTGCGTGTTAAGCAAGCCGAGCTGGTGGGCCAATCTCACAAAATCTCAGACACGCTTCGCGAAGTCGAAACTACTGACTATTCAACCGATCGAAAGGCGATCCTTCTTGCGGATCATCTTAACAACCCAGTGGTTGCCAGCGCCAAAAACGAGAAGGAAGCCTTTAAGGCCCTTAAGCGAGAAGAGGAAAAGGCCAAGGTCACAGCCCTGGCAGAAACTATCGGTGCTAGTTATAACTCCTCTGCGCACAAACTATTCCACGTTGATTGTCTTACGTGGCTGGCCGAGTGTCCTGACAACCAGTTCGATGTTATACTAACTGATCCGCCTTATGGGATGAACGCTCAGTCGTTCGGTGATGGTGCTGGGCGAATGGTCAACTCCGAACATCATTATGATGACAGCCCAGAAGCTTGGTCTACCCTCATGGATAAGTTTTGCCCGGAAGCTTTCCGCGTCGCCAAGGCTCAATCGCATGCTTACATTTTCTGTGACTTTGACAAGTTCCATCAACTCAAGCTCAAAATGCAATCTGCTGGCTGGTACGTCTTCCGCACCCCGTTCATAGTCCACAAGCTTGGCTCCGGCCGGGTGCCCCTTCCCGATCGTGGTCCTCGTCGTCAGTATGAACTCATCCTCTATGCCATCAAGGGTGACCGCCCTGTCACCGGGATTTATTCCGATGTTATATCTTGTAAGCTCGAAGAAAACCTTACTCATGGGGCGAACAAACCAGTCGAGCTTTACATCGACCTACTCAAGAGATCTGTTCGTCCAGGAGATAGCGTGCTTGATGCGTTTGCAGGCTCTGGCACAATTTTCCCTGCGGCCCATGCTTGTAAGCTATACGCAACAGGACTTGAACTAAATGCTGAATACTATGGTATTAGTATCAAGCGTTTGAATAGCTTGGATGAACAACCTGCTTTGATCTGAGGGGACTCTTATGCTTCTACCCCACGGCCCAGCCGATGCTCGCCTCATGCTCGTTTCTGACTGTGTATCCTATCGTGATATCCAGTCCAATACCATCCTCAACGACCGGGAAGCTGATCGAATGCTCAGCGAGGCTGGCATCAATAGAACTAAAACCTTTGTAACAGCCCTTATCCGCGAACAGGTCTATGGGCAAAACTTCGAAACTCAAGTTGCTAAGTCCAAAAAAGAGATAACCCCTGAACACAAACCCCTTCATGATAAGTATGTAAAGCCCTGCATCCTCGTGGGCCTCCAAGCCCTCGAACGTGACATCGACCTTATCAAACCTCGGATAATCCTCGCTTTCGGCAACGGACCATTATTCGCCCTCACAGGCAAATGGGGGATTAAATCTTGGCGAGGCTCTACCCTCTCCTATACCAGCCCCGGAGGCCATCATTGCTATGTCATCCCAACTTATGCTCCATCTTATATCCAGTCCGTCTGGAAAGACCGCAATATTGTCATACATGACCTTCGAACAGCTCAAAAACTCTCCACAATGGAACCGGCTCCTCAGCCACCCGAGTATAACTTTCTCATTGAGCCTAGTTTTACTCAAGCCGCGTCAACACTCAAAGATCTTCTTCACCGGGCTGACGGCGGCAGGCTTAAACTCGCTGTGGACGTTGAAACTCGCGGAGGGCATCTTGCCTGCACCGGTATTGCCTGGTCCAGAACCGAAGCTATTTGTATACCACAGCTCCGAGCCGTTTCAGCTGAGTTCCCTGGTTGGGAAAACAAAATCCATTACTGGCGAGAAGAGGAAGAAGGTTATCTGACCTTTCAACTCTATAAACTTCTAACCCACCCGAATGTTGAAGTCGTCGGGCAGAACTTCATCTATGATGCTCAGTATTTCTACCGACATCTACATTTCATCCCAAATTTCAAACGTGACACAATGCTGACTCAGCATTCCATGTTCTCTTCCATGCAAAAAGGTTTAGATTTCCTCTCTTCCATGTATACAGATTTTCACGTCTATTGGAAAGACGAGAGTAAAAACTGGGATCCGAAACTCGGTGAACGCCAGCTTTGGATCTATAACTGCAAGGATTGCTGTGTTACTTACGAAGTGGATGATAATCAACAAGCCGCTATCGACTTGTGGGCCGAAACTTGGCCCGAACTCCGCGAGGTTCATGACTTCCAGCAATCAATGTTCTGGCCGGTTCTGCAAACTATGATCGACGGGCTGCGAACTGACAATCAATCCAAAGGTCGTCTGTCCGACGAACTGCTAGAAGCTATTAAAACCCGTGAAGCTTGGGTGGAAGAGGTCCTAGGCTCGCCGCTAAACATCAAATCTCCAAAGCAGATGCAAGATGTTTTCTATCGCCTCTTAGCACAAAAACCAGTCATATCTCGCAAAACAGGAAGCCCGACGACCGATGATTCAGCCCTCGAACGAATCTCGACACGGGAGCCTTTATTGCTACCTCTCTGCAACACGATCAGAGATTTACGCTCTCTCGGTGTATTTCGCAGTACCTTTCTCGAAGCTCCTGTCGACTATGACCAGCGAATGCGATGCAGTTTTAACATCGCAGGAACGGAAACTTATAGATTCTCATCTTCAGAGAATGCATTCGGAAGTGGGATGAACCTCCAGAACATCCCTAAAGGCGATGAAGACTCCGGCCTTCCCAACGTTCGCAAGCTCTTCATCCCTGATGAAAACATGACCTTCTTTGACATCGATCTCGACTCAGCTGATCTCCGCATCGTAGTCTGGGAAT